ATTGGCATTGATAACCTAGAAGACTTTATTGCTTATTGTGCGAAAGTAAGTAATCCACAATTTCAAGACGATTTTACTAACTCAAAGAAACTACTTTCATATCTCATGAAACACAAACATTGGAGCCCATTTGAGATGGCTTCTATAACACTTGAAATTGAAACTACTCGTGATATTGCCCGTCAAATTCTACGACATCGTTCATTTTCTTTTCAAGAGTTTAGCCAGAGATACAAAGAGGTTGATGCTATAGACAACCCCTATGTAACTCGTGATGCTCGTTATCAAGACGCTAAGAACCGCCAAGACTCTATTGAATTAAATTTGTCACACCCATTTGATCGTGATTTGAATAAAGCATGGCACGCAAAACAGTCACAACTACTACATGAAACTAAACTTGCTTACAAATGGGCATTAGAGAATGGCATTGCGAAAGAAGTTGCAAGGGCTATTCTACCAGAAGGCAACACAGTGTCTCGCCTCTATATGCAGGGGAGTGTGCGTTCTTGGATACACTATATAGAACTACGATCTGGCAATGGAACACAGAAAGAGCATATGCTTGTAGCACATGAGTGCGCAAGAGCGATAGCGCCTATCTTTCCATTGATCTCAGATTTCATCGCAGAAAATAAAGAGGCGCACTAGTATGTTGTTTGAAGAACAAATATCAAGAAAGCCTGATCAGTATCCATGGACAAAACAGTTCATTGATGCTATCTGGCAAGGATTCTGGACTCCCGACGAGTTCAATTTTAGATCAGACTATTCACAGTTCAAGAGTGATTTGTCACCAGAGGAGCAACAGGTTGTTGTTCGCACTCTATCTGCTATCGGCCAGATCGAAGTTGCTGTGAAAACTTTTTGGGCTGATATTGGTCGTCATATGCCTCACCCATCTATTCGTGATCTTGGCTTTGCTATGGCAAACTCAGAAGTTATTCACAATCTAGCATATGAGAAACTACTTGATGTTCTTCACCTAAGCCATGTATTTGAAGAGAATCTAAACGAAGAAGTAATCAAAGGTCGTGTAAACTATCTACGCAAATACAACAAAAAAGTATACAAAGACGCAAAGCAACAATACATCTATTCAATCATCCTCTTTACACTGTTCGTAGAGAATGTATCTCTATTCAGCCAGTTCTACATCATCATGCACTTCAACCGTAATCGTGCCGTTCTCAAAGACTGCGCACAACAGGTTCAATACACTCGTAACGAAGAAATGCTTCACGCTCAAGTAGGCGTCAAGTTGATTCAAACGTTGCGTGAAGAGTATCCAGAACTGTTTGACGAAGAACTACAGGCTCGTGTAGCACATGAGTGTGTTGATTCGTTCAAAGCAGAGAGCGGTGTTATTGACTGGATTATGACAGATTACGCAGTGCCTGGTCTGAATGCAGAAATTCTAAAGAGTTTCATTGCCAAACGTATGAAAGACTCGCTTGATCAAATCGGCTTTGATTCAAGTGAAATCACATATAATCAACATCACATTGATGAGACCTATTGGTTTGACGAAGAACTACTAGGTGCAAACATGACAGACTTTTTTCAGAAGCGTCCAGTAGAATACGCTAAAGGCAAAGGCATTGACGCAGACGATTTATTTTAAGGGGACGATAGATGGCATTTCACTGGCTAAACGAAGATTCAAGAAAATTTCTTTCTCGTGGTTACATCGACGGTAATATGACTGCCGAAGAACGTGTAAGAGAAATTGCAAAGACCGCAGAGAACATTTTAGATAAAGAAGGCTTTGCTGATAAGTTCTACGACTATATGAGTCGTGGGTTCTACTCGCTATCATCACCCGTATGGAGTAACTTTGGCACGAAGAAAGGTTTACCTATCTCGTGCAATGGTGTGTTCATTGAAGACTCAGTTGAGTCTATTCTCAGTAAAGTTGGCGAAGTTGGTATTCAAACAAAGATGGGCGCCGGCACATCTGGCTATCTTGGCGCTATTCGTCCTCGTGGCACCGAGATCAAGTCTGGTGGCAAAGCGGATGGTCCAGTTCATTATGCGAACATGTTTGAAACAACTGTAGACATCATTTCGCAGGGCAATGTGCGACGTGGTTCTATGGCCGTGTATCTAGACATTGACTCGACTGATATCATGGAGTTTCTTGAGTGTCGTGAAGAAGGTTCTTCTATCAAAAATCTAAGTCTGGGTGTTTGTATTCCTGACTACTGGATGGAAGAAATGATCAACGGGGATCAAGCAAAGCGCACTGTATGGGCGAGAGTTTTGCGTAAACGCCGTGAATCTGGTTACCCTTACTTGTTCTTCTCTGATACAGTAAACAACAATCGACCACAAGTTCTCAAAGACAAAGGTATGAAAATCTGGGCATCGAATCTTTGCTCAGAGATTGCACTACCATCATCTATTGACGAGTCGTTTGTTTGTAATCTTGCGTCTATGAACTGCTTGACATTTGACGAGTGGAGCCAAACTGATGCTGTAGAGACAATGATCTGGTTCCTTGATGCTGTTATGGAAGAATACATTGAGAAAACTCGTGGTATCAAGTTCATGGAGTCTTCGTATAACTTCGCTGTTCGTTGGAGAGCGCTTGGTCTTGGTCAACTCGGTTGGCATTCGTATCTGCAATCCAAAATGATTGCGTTTGAATCTTTTGATGCACATATGCTTGCTATCAAAATGTCAAAGTTCATTGACGATCACTCTATGAATGCCACAAAAGAACTCGCACTTGAATATGGCGAACCAGAAGGAATGCTCGGATATGGTCAACGAAACCTTACTCGCTGCGCTATTGCTCCTACTACTTCTAGCAGTTTTATACTAGGGCAAGTGTCGCCATCTATTGAACCTCTTGCATCTAACTACTTCACCAAAGACTTAGCAAAAGGTAAGTTCACTTATAAGAACCCATATCTTGCTACTCTACTTGAAGAAAAAGGTAAGAATGACTTTGCAACTTGGGAAACAATCCTGAAGCGTGGTGGTTCTGTTCAACACCTAGAGTTCTTGTCGCAAGACGAAAAAGATGTGTTCAAGACATTCTCGGAGATCACACCGCTATCTATTGTTCAACAAGCTGCGGCTCGTCAGAAGTATATCGATCAAGCACAGTCACTCAATACACTTATACATCCAGACGTTCCAGCGAAAGATGTAAACGCATTGATCATTGAAGGATGGAGATTGGGAGTAAAAACATTCTACTACCAACGTTCTGCTAACCCAGCACAAGAACTTGTTCGTGATATCATGAACTGCGCTGTTTGTGAGGCGTGAGTATATATATAGATTATAACCCTTTTTGGAGGTAAGACATGAGTAGTAGACACGAAGACACCTGTGAGTTTTGCGAGACCGAGTATGTTGTAGAAACAGAAGACGAGGATGATCTGGTTCAGTTCTGCCCTTTTTGTGGTGAAGAAATTCTAGCGTCAGTTGAAGACTTAGAGGCTGGTTGGGAAGACTGGATCGAAGACGAATAGTATGTGGTCGCTTGGTGGATTAGAGTTCACCAGTGAAATGATTGAAGACTATATTGGATATGTTTATTGCATCACTGACCTCAGAAATAACAAGAAATATATAGGTAAGAAACTATTCACATCAACAAGAAGGCTTGCCCCATTAAAGGGCAAGTCTCGAAAACGTATTGTCAAGAAAGAGTCTGATTGGCAAGAATACTATGGTTCATCAGAAGAAGTCAAACTACTTGTAGAAGAACTTGGACCAAACAACTTCAAAAGAGAGATACTACACCTCTGCAATGCAAAAGGTGAGATGGGTTATCTTGAAGCGAAAGAACAGTTTGATAGAAACGTTCTATTGTCTGATGAATATTATAATGGTATTATAAACTGCAAAATACATCGTTCTCATGTAAAGAACTTAAAATGACATTATTCCAGATCAAAGAGGCCAATCGTTATTACTGGATAGTAAAGGGTCGATTGATACCAGATGGTTGGAGTGAAAAAGATATTATGGCCATATACGAGTCTTACTTCGCTCGTATATGGGGTAATCATGAAGCTGCTTCTCATCAAGTTGGATTTGAACGTGCTTGGTTAGCCAGGGAAAAATAACCCTTGACAAACACTTTCGAATCATATACTCTATAAGAGTAATCAGATAGAAAGAGAATCATTATGAAATACGATGTGTATCAAATCCAACTAACCAATGAACAGATTGCAGAAATCAATAATTCAAAAAACCAACCTGATTTCTACAACAAATATATGTCCGCCACAACATTCCCTGATGTAGAGAAAGTTATGACTGCTCGTGATATGTATTCTAAGGTTGCTGTGATTGAAGCAAGCACACTCGAAGAAGTTTTTGATATTGGCAACATTGGACCTGCGAGTGCAATTACTCGTATTGGTCGCATGTCAAGTATTTCGGTTGGCAATGTTGTTGTTGACGAATACAATAAAGCAAGTTTGTGTGCGCCGTTTGGTTGGGAAGAAGTCCAAGACTTCTTGGCTGCCTAATGTCTATGCACATAGTCGGTCCTTATATGACCACAACAAAATACAATAGCAAAAGCAAGAAGACGAAAAACAAACGTCTTCTAGCCGCACAAGAGCGCCACGAGAAGTGGATGAACGATAATGGCTACAATAAGAAAGCCACTGCTATCGTCAATGAGATTCCAAACTACGCTACGAATCGACCATCTGTACCTCTCAGCAACAAAATCTGTAGCAACGGTGCGGCAAAAGAACGCAAAGAGTATACTGGCACTCTGATCAAAGGCATCGCCACTATGCACAAAAGCAATGCTGTTCCTATCATAAACAAAACTCAAGCGATAGAAATAAGTGAGATGAGGCGAAATTAACCCTTGACATTGCCTTTCGAATCAGCTATTGTATAAGAGTAGTCAGAAAAGAGAGAGAATCATTATGACAAAATCTGAAATTCGTGAAATGATCAAAGTATTATGTATTGGTGTTCCTGTGAAAAAATGCAAAACTCCAAAATACAAAAACATCACTTGGCCTCTTGAGCGTCACCCATGGGGAATTTATAGCCGTGGTCGTCAAGAAACGCAGATGAAATCTGCAGCTGGACCCAATGTTCAATATTGTTAAAATAACCCTTGACATTGTAAGAGTAGTCAGAAAAGAGAGAGAATCATTATGACATATGTGATTTACGATAAAAAAACGAAGATGATGCCAACCACTTTTAAAAACAAGCGTTATAAGTCCTCTGCTATGGCAGAAAGTGTCATCAAACGTTACAGCAAACTCTATCTGCGGTGGGAGAACGAATCGTTTGTAAATCCAGAACTTAACGGCAGTATTGAGCATTTAGATCCAAGCGAAGATCCCGTCCATATGTGGACAGTCGCTAATGAAAAAGACTTTAACGAAAATATTTCTAGTAAGGCGTTGACAAAATAACCCTTGACATTTCCTTTCGAATCAGCTATTGTATAAGAGTAGTCAGAAAAAAGAGAGAATCAGATGTTAGAAATGATTAACGGTTATATCGCTGCCTGTGAAGAAAATATCGTAAAGTATAAAGCGATGGGCGATGAAAAAGCAGTTGCGGCCGCAGAAGCCATGATTGCCAACTTTGAAGAAATTTTAGCTTTTGAAATGGATGGTGTATAATGACCCCTATGAACACTTTTATGAACAACCTCTACAACGCTGTTGGTAAAGAGGTCACAGGCTTCTGGAACAAAGAACCGTTCCATGGCACCATTACATCGACTCGTGCTAAATATGGCAAAGAGATTCAAGTCACAGTGGAAGATGGTGATAATCTTTACATCATTGATGGTACCACCATGTTGAATTGTGGTGATATCAATTATAGCAACCTTCATGTTTATTTTTGAAATTAACCCTTGACATTGCCTAACGAATCATGTAATGTATAAGAGTAGTCAAAAGAAAGAGAGAATCATCATGATCGAAGAAATTCAAAAAAACATACCTGAGTTGATTAGCACCATCAAAGCCAATTATGCCGCTTGGCTAACTCGTGGCGAAGCCGATGTATCAGATCATCGCCTTGAGATGATTGCAGAGTTCAATGAAGGTATGACCTATAGCGTTGGTCGCAAATACATCAAGATTCTTAGCAAAGGCTCTGTTTGGGGTTTCATTCAAATCGCTGACGATGCCAAGTTTCGTGCTGGCGACATTTTGAAAGCCGCTTCGTGGGCAATACCTGCTCGTAACAAACCTCGTGGAAATGTTATCGACGGCGGATACAAAATTCAATGGACGGGACCTAATTACCTATGAAATATCTTTCACTCATCGCACTGTTAGTCGCCTCTCCTGTCGTTGCTGGTCAGACCACAGCGGCAGTTGAGGACATCTATGTCAACCGAGTTTACATAGAGCCTTATGTAGAGAGAACTTGCGAAGAGGTTCAAGTGCCTATTTACGGGCAAACCAAAGGCGCTAACGGTGGCGATGTTCTGATGGGTATGATTTTTGGTGGCTTGCTTGGCAAGGGTATCACTGGCAAAGACAACGGTGCGGCCGCTGGTGCTGTTATGGGTGGCGTGATTGCAGCCGATAAGGGCAGCAGACAGACCATCACTGGATATAAAACAGAACTTCAATGTGGCAACTACGATGGCACTCGTGAAGTTTCAAAGCGTGTATACAGCCACTCTATTGTTACCTTTAGAGAGAACGGTAAGAAATATTCGCTACAGTTTACGAAATAGGTTAATAATGCGTCCGTAGCATAACTGGATAATGCACAGGATTTCTACTCCTAAGACTGCGGGTTCGAATCCTGCCGGGCGCACCAAAATTTGGAAGTGAGACTTGGTAGTCAGAGTTGTCTTATAAGCAATTTGCGCCAGATTAGCGCCTTTGAGGTGGTTCGAATCCACCCACTTCCACCAATAATCCTAGTAATGATGAATAGAGAATATGTTATGAACATCAACCACAGCCCACTATTTGATACAGCAAAAGTAGAAGCACAATACTCAGAAAAAGACGGGGTAGAGGTAAAGTATGTCTGTACATCTGCGATGACCGAACATGGCGCATATGCTGCTGATATTTTCTATCGTGAGACCCCCCATCCAAAGTATGGTAATCATTACTTTGGTCTGTATCACGGTACCGATACAAGACTGTTTCTAAAACGGCATATTATGATTACAGACTGTGATTCCATTGAAAATCTTGAATTTGGTATGATCGAAGGCGATGATGGATGGGAATACTCACAGCATCGCCACGACTATCGTGTAGTTGGTAAATGTGCTATTGATGGTGGTCGTTCTTATGTAAAGCGTGTTGGCGACTTGAGTGTTCCTTGTAAGGTTTTGAAAGTTGTAGATGGTCGTTTTTATTTTGATAAAGTGAATGATCTGAATGAGTAACTATACTCCTGATAACTGGGTCGTTATTAAACTTGATGATGGTGTTGAACCACACTATCGTGTATTGGCTGGCTGGTCTGGTGGGTATACAACAGGAAACCATTGGCGTGTGAATAGTGGTATTACAAAGGTAACGGAAGATAATATGTATTATTATTTCTCTGGTTCTAGTGGTAGCACATATCGTTGTGGTAAAAAGTCTTACATGCTAAGAATGAACAACGTTCACGTTTGGAGCCAGCTTCAGAGACTTCACGGTGACAAAGTTGGATTGATGCCAGAAGATACAGACTGGATGAATATGGATTGGATTATCGAATGAGCCTGAAAAGTAAATGTGATCAATATGATGTAGCAGTCAAGGAGTTGTTCAGTCTGCTTGACTCTGCTGAAGAAACTGACGAAGGTAGAGTACACCGTCCAGTTCAAATAGTTTGTGTCCGTAGTGATATGCTGATCAAACTTGAGAACGTCTTGGCTACATTAAAAAGCACGATGGAGGATAAAGGATGAAGTTTAGTAGATGTAGTGATAACGGAACAAAGATTGAAATAGAAATGTCAGAACATGCGTCCATGGATGAAGTTCTCGACGAGTTTCAGAACTTTCTTCGAGGTTGTGGGTATGTAATCGAATATAACCAGTGTTTAACATTTGTGGATATGGACGAATCATGATGGTATCCGATTATTATATCAAACGGTTAGAAGCAGAGAATAAAAACCTCTATAAACTTCTTGATCTATATAAACGAGAGCGTGATAGATTTAAACATAACAAACCAGAAATGACTGGAGAATACTTTCTGTCTGGCGGGCATGGTTTGAAAGACGATAATATGATGCCACAATTTGTTGAAATCTGCCCCGCTTACGGTTGCGGTTGGACCATGATCTATGAAGACTCCGGACGAATTATTTCATACGAGGGATCATAATGAAAGTATACATCGGACCATATGTGTATCGTTGGGTCAGTTATGTTCATGACAAATACATGGACAAGAAGTATGGTCGCTATGACTGGCAAGATAGCAGTACCAACTTTGAACACGCACTTGAAAAACTGGAAGATGGTTTGCAGTGGTTTTACAATGCAACCATAAACCGCATCATAGACAATATGAACGCTAATCAAAAGATTAGTGTTCGTATTGATAATTATGATACATGGAGCATGGACGACACACTTGCGCATATCATAGTGCCTATGTTGAAACAACTGAAAGACACAAAGCATGGTGTTCCGCATACGGATATGGAAGATGTGTCAGAAAACTGCCGAGTTGAAGACAAAGAAAATAAAATTGAGTGGATGATGTTTCGTTGGCATTATGTTATCGATGAAATGATCTGGGCTTTTGAACAGAAAACCTTGGATTGGGAAGATCAATATACTACAAAAGAAGATAACAAAGTTA